GTCACCTTGGCTGGAACATTGGCGATTGCCAATGGCGGTACAGGTCAAACTTCTGCCTCTGCGGCGCTTACGGCGCTTGGTGGCATCAACACTGGTAAGTCCATCGCTATGGCGATGATTTTTGGATTCTAAGGAGCAATCATGGCAAACCCAAATATCGTAAATGTAACAAGCATCCTCGGTAATTCGCTTACTGTTGCTGTGGGTACAAGCGCAACGCAACTTGCGTCTAACGCCGCATCAAGTGGCAAGGTTTTTAAGATTAACTCAATTGTTATTGCTAACATTGATGGCACATCAGCGGCTGATATTACTGTGAATATTTATTCTGCGGCGGCTTTGGGAGGTTCGGGATTGGCTATCGCGTCTACCATTTCTGTTCCAGCGGATGCTTCGCTGATTGTTACTGATAAAACCACCGCGTTTTACTTGTTGGAAAATCAATCAATTGGTGCAATTGCTGGTACGGCTGGTGATTTGGTTGCAACTATCAGTTTTGAAGAAATTAACTGATAGGAGCATCCCATGTCGATGCGATACCAAGCGGGGTTTTTAACAGCCTCATACTTTCCATTGAAGGTTCCTGACGCGCCTACGATTGGCACGCTTACTACTGCTGGGTCAATATCTTTTACTGCGCCCTCCAATGTTGGTGGTGGGGCTATTACTGGTTTTACAGCAATTGCAACAGACTCATCTAGTGGCGCAACATTTACGGCTACGGGGTCTTCTTCGCCTATAACAATCAATGGGTTGGTAGCAGGAAACACATACACGGCAAAAGTTTCTGCCACAAATGCTTTTGGTGCAGGCCCATTAAGCGCCGCATCAAATAGCGTAGTTGCTGTATTTACAGTTGAATACTTAGTGGTTGCTGGCGGTGGTGGTGGCGGTGGCGGAACTGGAAACGGTGGAACTGGCGGTGGTGGTGGCGGTGGTTATAGAACAGCATCGGGTTTTGCCCCCGCATCAGGTTCTGCACTTACAGTTACTGTTGGAGCGGGTGGTTCCGCTGGAAGCGGTCAATTTGGTTCTGCTGGTAGTAATTCTGTATTTAGCAGTATTACTTCAACAGGTGGTGGTGGTGGTCGCAAAGGTAGTGATACATCAACAATTAACGGCGGCTCTGGCGGTGGCGGTAGTGAACTTTTGGCTGGTGGCTCTGGTAATACGCCTAGCACTTCACCATCACAAGGAAACGATGGCGGTAGTTCTGTAGGTGTATCAGGTGGCTCTGGTGGTGGTGGCTCTAGTGCCGTTGGTGCTAATGCTGGCGTTAATATTGGCGGTAATGGTGGCGCTGGTACTGCTTCAAGCATCAGTGGTTCGTCTCAAACTTATGCCAGCGGTGGTGGCGGTGGCGCTCAATCAACTGGAGGCACAGCCGCTGGTGGAACAGGTGGCACAAACGCTGGCAATGGAGGTTCAGAAGTTAGTGGAAGCATGGGTAACGCAACTTCTGCAACCGCCAATTTTGGCGGCGGTGGCGGTGGTAGTCGTGCAACTGCTGGTGCTGGTGGTTCAGGCGTTGTAATCATTCGTTATGCTGACTCCTACCCAGCCGCATCTTCTACAACAGGTTCACCAACAATAACAGTGGCTGGAGGCTATCGTGTGTATCAGTGGACTTCTTCTGGTTCAATTACCTTCTAAGGAATAGATATGCCTAATTATTCTGGTATTTGGACATCAAGACAGCAGATGCAGGCTATTGCGGCTGGGACTTGGCAGTATCCCGACGCAGTAGTTGACTATCTTGTTGTTGCTGGTGGTGGTGGAGCAAACACTGGCGGCGGCGGTGCGGGTGGTTTTAGGACTGGCTCAAGTTTTACTTTGGCTGGCGGTACGGCATACACCGTAACCGTCGGTGCTGGTGGTGCAGGCGGTATTGGCATAGGCACTCAAGTTAGCGGTTCAAATTCTGTATTTTCAACCATTACATCTACAGGTGGTGGTTATGGCGGAGCATCAGACGGTGGCGCTAATAGGAACGGCGCAACTGGTGGTTCTGGCGGCGGCGGTGCGGGAGATGGAACTGGCTCCACTGGGGGCGCAGGAAACACGCCTTCCACTTCTCCATCGCAAGGTAATGCTGGCGGCAACGGAGTTTTACAATCCCCGCCATATCCCGCTGGAAGCGGCGGCGGCGCATCTGCGGCAGGCGGAAATGGAACAAATAATGTTGGCGTAAACGGTGGTGCTGGAACGGCGTCCTCAATTACTGGCACATCTGTAACTTATGCTGGTGGCGGTGGTGCTGGCTCGGCCTATGGCACCAACGGCAGTTTTGTTCCTAGTGCTGGCGGCGCAGGCGGCGGCGGTGCTTCTGGTAACTCTGGCTCTATAGGCGGTGTTAGTGGTACTGCAAACACAGGTGGTGGCGGTGGAGGTCGGTATGACTTCTTCACGGCAGTTGCTGGCGGTTCTGGCGGTTCTGGCGTTGTCATCATCAGCGCACCAAGAGCGGCTTCTGCAACCACAGGCTCCCCAACAGTCACAACTAGCGGTGGCAATACCATTTACCAATTCAACTCTTCTGGTTCAATCACTTTCTAAGGAACAAAAATGGCACACTTTGCACAAGTAGAAAACGGCATCGTCACACAAGTTATCGTTGCTGAACAAGATGTAATTGACTCTGGTATGTTTGGTACGGGCTGGGTTCAGACCTCGTACAACACACGAGGCGGTCAGCACCCAGAAGGTCGCCCTCTGCGTAAGAATTACGCAGGAATCGGCTACACCTATGACACCCAGCGCGATGCATTTATCCCCCCCAAGCCCCATGTTTCTTGGTTGCTAGATGAGCAGACTTGTTTGTGGGGCGCACCAACACCCATGCCTACTGACGGCAAACTTTACACATGGGATGAGCCAACAACATCTTGGACTGAGGTGGTAAATGTCTAACCAGTACCCCGGTGGAGTAATCTCTAAAACACCTCCAACTGTATCAACTTCTTCTGCATCAGGAATTTGGACTCTTACAGAGCAGGCCGGGTATCAGAAACAAGGTGTTTGGCCTTTTGTCAGTTTTGCGCCAATTGAATATTTGGTTGTCGCTGGCGGAGGTGGAGGTGGTCAGGTTCAATCATCCGCCGCTGGTGGTGGTGGTGGTGCAGGAGGTTTTAGAACCGCATCTGGGTTACCCGTTCCTGCTGGGGTGTCAATCACAGTAACTGTTGGCGCTGGTGGAAGTCAAAACACTAACGGCAACAATTCTGTTTTTTCAACAATTACATCAACTGGCGGCGGTAGGGGCGGTAGGTATACAGCAACTTCTACAAAAACTTCGGGCGATGGTGGTTCAGGTGGCGGCGGTAATGGTTCAAATACTAGTGACAATGGCGGCGGTTTAGGAAATACGCCATCAACATCACCATCTCAAGGTAGCAATGGCGGTAATGGTTTTAATAATACAGATTACTCAGCGGGTGGCGGTGGCGGTGCTTCTGCGGTAGGGGTGAACGCAACAACTAACACTGGCGGAAACGGGGGTGCTGGTACTGCATCATCTATTTCAGGCTCATCAGTAACTTATGCTGGTGGCGGTGGTGGTGGTAGGGGTAGTCTTGGCGCAAGCAATGCTGGTGTTGGTGGCTCTGGTATTGGCGGCGATGGCGGCACTAGTGGCGGAAGTGGCACGGCTGGCAATGGAAACACTGGTAGCGGTGGCGGAGGAGCGGGTGGCGGCTCTACTGGTACTGGTGGAACTGGAGGTTCAGGAATTGTAATTATTCGTTACGCAAGCACTTACCCAGCCGCAACTTCTACGACAGGCTCTCCAACAATAACAGTGGCTGGTGGTTATCGTGTTTATCAATGGACATCCTCTGGCTCCATTACTTTCTAAGGAATAAAAATGAAAATTGAAATACCAGTTGACGCAATCAATCAAGTCCTTGGCTACCTTGGAACTCGTCCCTATCAAGAAGTGTTTCATTTAATTCAGGCCATTCAAGAAGCCGCAAAGCCTCAAGAGGCAGAGCCGAAAGACGAATGACATGGCGGATGTTCACGAACTTGCCTCAGAGACAGACAAGCGGTTGAGTGTCCACGAGGCTATCTGCGCCCAGCGTTATGAGGGCATTCAAGGTCGCTTTGACGATGGTTCAAAGCGCATGACCAAGATTGAGTACCTCTTGTACGGCGTAATTGTTTGCGTGTTGTTTGGCCCCGGCGTGGCTGGCGAACTCATTAAGAAGGTTCTGGGACTGTAATGGTTGACCTTACTAAAGCAATTGGAGCCGTTGCCGCTAGTGTTGCCGCACTAGGCGGCAGTTACACGCTTGCCGATAAGTTTGGCTTTTTTGACCGAGCCATCATTGAGTGGTCTCCAGAGAATTTTAAAATTGTGGCGGAGGCTGATAAACCAATCACTGTCACGGTTGCAAGAATAAAGAAGCGGGACGACTGTTCTGTTGAAAGTTTTACCCCAAGCATTCGCGATGCGGCAGGCATGGTGCATGAGGCAACCACCACCGCAAGCAAGTTCAGTGGCCCAGCAGGCCCAGAGATTGACACATTCACCTACGAACTTACGATGGTGAGGAAAGAGAAGATTGCCAGTGGCAAGGCAACTTTGCTGGCGACCATCAAATACAAATGTCCTGAAGGGGAGCGTGTTGTGCAGTACCCTCGTCATAAAAATTTAAGTTTTGAATTAAAAGGGTGACCATGATTCCAATCGTTGCATCCCTCCTTGGTACATTGGCTCAGAACGGTCTGGGCCTTTTGTCTTCTGCGATCCAAGCAAAGGGCAAAGAGGTTGTCGAGAAGACTCTTGGCGTCAAGATTTCCGACATCCCCTCTGATGCTGAAGTTGCCAAGTTGCGCCAACTACAGTACGACCACGAAGAACGCCTGCTTGAGTTGGGCATCGAGAAGGCTCGTATTGAGCAAGAAGAGTTGGCGGCGTTGCTTAAAGCGCAAGCAAACCAAGAAGACAATGTGTCCAAGCGTTGGCAGGCTGATATGTCCTCTGACTCGTGGCTGTCGAAGAATATCCGCCCCGGCACCCTGATCTACATCCTGACCGCCTATTTGCTGTTTGCTGGCCTAAGTGCCGCAGGCATCGAGGTCAACGAGGCTTATGTTGCTTTGCTCGGCCAGTGGGGTATGCTGGTGATGACCGCCTACTTTGGTGGCCGCACCGTCGAGAAGGTCATGGAAATGCGCAAAAAGGACAAAGAATGAGCCTGAGTGACGAACAAGCCGCATTCCTTTTGGATGCCTGCAAACTAATCGTATATGCCACTGGCCTTGGTTTTAAGGTCACTGGTGGTGAGTTGGCCCGTACCCCTGAACAGCAAGCCCTCCATGTCAAGGCTGGCCGCTCAAAGACCATGAATTCCATTCACCTCAAGAGGTGCGCTATCGACTTGAACTTTTTCAAGGATGGGCAGATAATCTGGAACAAGGAAACCCTTGCTCCGCTGGGCGCGTATTGGGAGAATATGCACCCCAAAAACCGCTGGGGAGGCAACTTCAAATCGCTGGTAGATTGCCCGCACTTTGAGCGCAATGTCGGATAAGGAGAACAAATGACGACCGCATCGGTAATGACTTACGACTCCTTGGTCGAAAATATCCAGTCTTATTTGGAGCGATCTGACGCCGCTACCCTTGAGAAAATCCCTCTTTTCATTATGCTGGCCGAGCAGATCATTGCCAGCCAGATCAAGTTTCTGGGTAACCTGACAGTTAACACCAGCACAATGACGGCTACTGAAGCGGTCATTGACAAGCCTGCCCGTTGGCACAAAACAGTTTCAATGAATGTAGTGGTGGCTGGAAGCCGCACCCCTGTCCTGCTTCGCAAGTATGAGTACCTGCGTGAGTATTGGCCTGATGCCACAGAGACAGGCGTTCCCGTTTATTACGGCGACTACGACTACACACACTGGCTGGTGGTTCCTACACCAGCCGCCGATTACACCTTTGAGGTGTTGTATTACGAGCGCATCCAACCGCTCGACTCTTCAAACCAAACGAACTGGTTCACCATTTACGCCCCGCAGGCGTTGCTGTATGGCTCTCTTTTGCAGTCTATGCCGTTCCTCAAGAACGACGAGCGTATGCCAATGTGGCAGGCAAACTATGACCAGATCATGCAGACACTGAAGCAAGAAGATGTTCAGCGTATTGGTGACCGTCAAGCCGCAGTATTGGATACCTGATCATGTCATATAACAGCCCCTTCACAGGTAATGTCATCCAGCCAACGGATGTCTCCTATCGCCGAATTATTTTGACGGCTGACTTGCAGTTGGAGTGGCCTATCAATGGCACAGCAACTGACGATGCCGCCGCTCGTATCATGGAGGTGTCTACTGCCTCCACGGCCAACGAGTTGTGGATGCCGCCAGCCAATCAGACCTCGGTTGGTAACGACGCGTTGATCCGAAATGTGGGCGCTGTTGCTTTGACAGTCAAGGACTACACTGGCTTAAACACCATCGTGACGGTTGCCGCTGGTCAGGCGCAGTACATTTACATCACGACCAACGCCACCACAGCAGGCACTTGGGGCATCATTGCTTACGGCATTGGTTCTTCTGGCGCTGATGCGGCCACCCTTGCTGGATACGGCCTGCTTGCAATTGGTCAGACGCTGAACCAGAGCCAGCCAGTCACAACCTTCTCTTCGAGTTACACGGCGCTGGACACAGATCGCTCAAGCACTTATGTGTGGACTGGCGGCGCAGGAACTCTGACTTTGACTCTTGCGTCTACGCTTGGCGATAACTGGTTCATGTTTGTTCGCAACAGCGGAACTGGCGCTTTGACGGTTGCTGGCAGTGGCGGAAACACAATCAACGGCTCTGCCTCAATCATTCTTCAGCCGACTGACTCTGCAATCATTGTGTGCAGTGGAACGACCTTCTACACGGTGGGCCTTGGCAAATCGACGCAGTTCAACTTCACGCAGTTGACCAAAGCGGTGACCACTGGGTCATACACGCTGACGGCTTCTGAGGCGTCCAATGTGATCCAGAAGTACACGGGCGCTTTGACGGGCAATGTGACCATTGTTGTGCCTCCAACGGTGCAGGTTTACTACATCGTCAATGCAACCACTGGCGCGTACAACCTGACAATCTCCACAGGCTCGGGAGCCACGGCAACGCTGACCCCCGGCTCTCAGGCCACGCTGGTTTGCGACTCGGTCAACTTGTTTAATGCCAACACCATCTTGGCGGGTTCTTCAACAATCAGTTTGAACAA